AAATCCCTAATCTTGCAGCCTTTTGTTAGCTAATCAAGACAGTCTCTTCGAGTCTATCATGAGAACCAAGTTCAGGACTGATTCCTTCCCTTGATACCTTCATCCTAGCTACTACCACCCAATAATCCATCAGTATAAATACTCAAAGCATCTAATCTTATTGAGTCTACTGTGTCCCACTACCCCTACTGAACTGTGAACAGTATTATCCCTGTACCATACAGCGTTCTCCCTTCTCTTTTCTTTCCTTACCTTATTATCTTATTTGTTCTTATTAGTTTTAATAATGCAATACAGATAGCCAGCAATTAATATCAGTAAACGTACAGTTTAATAAGAATTATCTTGCAATCCTGAATGAAACTGTGAACAATCAGTATAAATCTGTATATATCGGTATAAACAATACCCCTACTGGGGTACCTGGCGTCTTTGCTGGGACGATAATAGGCTTCTCAAATTTCTGTCAAAAATCAAAGGTCTAAGAAGTTAGCGGACCAGGTAACAAAGATAGAGAGAGTTAGAATAAGTATAAAAGTAGCAGGTTCCATCAGTATTATCAGTAATATACGGAATTAACTAAAGTTAGGAGAAAGTGTGAGGAGGTGTATGAGAAATATCCAATCATAGGATATTAAGAAGAGGGAATTGTTGGTCGTGAGAACAACGGATTCCCTCTTAAGGGGTTGGGTCCACCCTTCCCTTCCCCTGTATACGTGCGTCTTTGCGTTAAACCCAGGTAGGGACAGGTTTTCCGTTATCTAAGCCTTTAGCTTGTTGTCTTTGGTCTTTATTAAGACCCAGGACTAGGTGATCTGCGGACCTGTGAGGGCTGTCTAGGAAGTCTTCCAGCATAGAGTTCCATTCATCACGTTTACGTTGCTTGATGGCGTCGTGAGCGTTAATAGACATAGCATCTGTAAAGTACTTAACCCCTTGAGCTAAGCAATCAAGTCTATCGTCATGTTTAACGGCACCTTTTTCTCTACACATTCTAGACATTTGATAGAAGAGCATGTATAGCAGTCTAAGTTCAGGGGCTTCATTTTTATTAGAATGATAATCCCATTCTATAACTTTTTTATCAACTACAAGGCGGTGTTGATTCATTATAGGTTCAAGGCTGTCTATAATTCTATCTTCTTTTCTAACATTAGCACGGACTTCTTCTACGTCTATAGCTTGACCTGTTTGTTGAAGATGTTTTTTAAACAGTTCACAAACTATACCATCACCAAAGTTTGTCTCAATAACAAGTTTAGTAACGTTATACTTACGACAACCTCTTAATATATTCAGCAGGGTATCGTCTGAGTACCCGTCTCTGTAAGAACGCATTTCATGCAAGTATAAGAATCCGTTCTTTTGGGATATAAAGGCTGCAGCAGTTTCATCTGTTCCTCTACCACTTGGGTCAACTGAACAAATTGTTTCTGAGTAATCTGTCCATTCTCCAACGAGTTGCATTGGAGAGTAAAAGTAATCTCCTGGGAGACCGACTGTAGGTAATTCTCTGAGTAGATTTGTCTTATCGGAGCACCAAACGACATTATCGGGAGCAGTGGTTGGATTAACAGAGGTAACGACAAGATCTGCCATTTTAAGAGGGAATTTCTCTGCATCTGATAAGCTAGTATCTAGTTGAAATTGAAGCATGAAGTTAGAACGACCCATAGATGCTTCACGTTCTATTAGGTCGTCATTATCAAATCTATCATCTGTTGTATCCCATTCATCTACACCCATTTCAAGGTCTTCTTGTATTTGAGGAGCTAGAAGTCCTTCATATTGACTAAGCTTTCCTTTTCTTGGGTATCTTGCGGGCCAAACGAATGGACGGTAGTTACGCTCAGCCAGCTTACGATAAACAGTAAAAGTAGTCTGAGGAGTCCCGAGATACATAATACGGCTATCACTTTTCGGTGTGAGGATGGATTCCGCTTCAGTACAGAGCTGAAGAAGTTTCTCACGCATGAGCTCCGTCATAGAGTTTCCAGGTACCTCTATGTCGTCCAAAATCATTAAATCGGCTCTGCTTCCTGTTAGCTGTCCAGTGATGCCCACCGACTTTACGCTTGG